TCACTATCTGAAGCTGTAACTTTAAAACCTGATTGACTGCTAGACTGTGGTACACTACGTGTCTCCATATCTATATTCTTAATTTTTCTTGTGCTATCTAATAGCGCATCAGTCTTACCCTGCTCATAAAAGAACTTGGCCATTTTCTCAGGATTCATAGCAACTGCTAATGAACGGTGATAACCCTTAGCATCAGAGATTAAACCATCACTGTCTAGATATCTAGATATGAAGTTTGTTACATCTGACTGAGCATTCTTTAACTCTGTAGCATCTCCAGGTGAAAACGTTATACTCTTGTCTCCAACATTGAACTCAAAACCTTTGAACTCATTAGAAAAAATTTCTTCAGTCTTTTTTTGAAAATATTCAGATTTTCTAGAACTCTCTTGCTGATAGGTCTGTGATTCTTGAACATATTTCTTGTAAGCATCGTAAGATTCTTTCTCATCATCTGAAACTAAACCACCTTTCGACTCGACAGGTATTTTATACGCTTCTTTTGAATCCTCAAAAAATTTCTTTGCCTTAGCAAGCTCTTTCTTCTTAGCAATCTCCTTCTTCTTGATGTCCTTTGGTTCATCAAGATCCTCATCATAAGCAAACTTATCCTCGATCATATATGCGATATCATCTTGGTCTAAATCCTCTTCTGTCTGAGAGTAGTACTCTGCTAATAATTGATCTGGATTTAAACTATCAAAGTCTCTGCTTAACTTAGCAAAATCTTCGATACCTCTTCCAGTCTCTTTTTTATATTTGAAGTATGCAGATACGTCACCAGGTAACTCTTCTGCCTCTTCTCTTTTCTGAAGCAACTCATCAATAGAGTTAACTTCCTTATTGTATCTATTCTTAATATAAGAAAGAACATCTGAGTCTCCGTATTCTGGAGTTACTACTTCTTCTGGAGTAATTACCACTTCTGGAACTACTACTTCTTCATGATGTTGATTCTCTTCGTGTTGGTTTAAGAGATTTTGTTCAATCTCTTGCATAGACTTCTGTTCGACAGCCCCCAATTCTTTTACTGTAAAATTTTCCATTTGATTTAATTTTTTGCAAAGTTACTTAATTATAATTTTATACTATCTAGGCTCGAATTCAGCCAAATCGAACCCGTCCATGGAATCCTCTACAGATTCGAAATTCATAGGTGGTAGATTGTTTTTACGTTGATCAATTAGTTTAGACTGTTGTGTGTTTTGTAGACTTACTCGCTTATCTTTAGCCTCTTCCTTCATTTGCTCCTTTGTCTTTACGGCCTCAACCTCAACTCCTTTAAGTTGCATCTGCATTTGGAATTCTAATTGCATAAGCTCCATCTTTAACTGAGCCTCGCTCTTCATTTTCTCTATCTCATAAGCAATCTCTGCTTGCTTGATCTGCATTTTAGATTGAGTTTCAGCCTGTATATTTTGCATTGCAGTTTGAGCCGCCATCTGTTGTGACTGCATCTGAATCTGACCTTGCATTTGTTGCTTGGCTTGCTCGTTCTTTTGAATCTGCTCTTCTTTTTTCTTTCTCTTAAGTTTAAGTAATTGATTAGCTAACTTAAGGTTTCTCATTTCTCTAATATCAATAGCGTCTTCTAAGTAAATAGAGTCTCTAGATAAGGCAAGATTTATATTCTGTTCCAACTGAGCCTTTTCTTCTTCATCAGGAGATACTTCGATAAATATACCGAAATCGTAAAGATATAGGTCCTTGATTTCATCCAATATACCTACATTGTACTTACCGATCTGATTTATAAACTCCTCTTTAAAGTCAGAGTATTCTAGTATATCCGCAACCCTGTAAGAAATAGCTTCAGCTAATGACTTGGTTATAAATAAACTAGACTCAAGAATGTGTCTTGTAGCTGTATTTGAATTAAGAGCAGCTAGTTTCTGAACACCGACTAAAGAGTTAGGGTCTGGATTAGATCCGTCTCTAGCTTCGTTTAATCCAGTAACATCTCTAATCATACTTAAGTAATGGTTGTAACTTCCAACCAAACTCTGTATTTTAGACTGGCCACTATTTGAGTTAAGTTCTTGTATAGGAACTCTAGCATTATTGAATTCACCATCTCCTGTATAGCTTCTGCCAATAACACTACCTGTTTGGAAGTACAATCTAAGTGCATCTTCAGGATTGTATGCCGCTCCGTTACCAAGATCAACCTCATTCAATCCATCGGCATCAATAAACACACCATCAGGAACTACTTTAGATATTACTTGTTGTAACTTTAAGTGAGTCATTTGTATCAAGTCTGCAAATGGAATCATTCTCTTAACAAGAGATTCGATGTTTCCTTTATACATTCTTGGAGCCACTGCTACGTAGTTAGGTATTGCGTGTTGAGAAGCTGACTTAGGTCTTACCATGTTTTTGGATAACTCCCATTTCAACATTATATTAGTTCCCATTACCATTACCCCATCATACCAAACGTCGATAGTCTTTTCAATCTTTTCAAAACGACCCTCGTCCATCATCTCTTGTGGTGGATTAAACGTGTCGTCTTTTTCTATTATCTTATAACTTCCGTCTTCAAGGTTCTTTTTCTTGTAGACGATTTTCTTTGTAGTCTTGTAATTTACGTATAATAACGTAGCTGTATCGTTACTGAACAAGCTGTTGTTATAAAACTGAGCTGAGTTGTAATAGTCGTACCATGACTGACTGTACTGTGAAATTTCTTTCAAGTCATCATTAGTAAGTGTAGGATCAATTTTAACTAACTCTGTTATAGGTACAGTCTTTATTTCTCCCCAATAGAAACAATCTCTAAAGTAAGGATCCTCAGTGTAACTGTACACAACGTTTGCAGGGTCAACATACTCCACTCTAACTCCGTCACCAGGAAGGAACATGTGCTTAGCCATCCCTATCCCTAAGGTAGCTATATCGTAGTCAACTCTCTTTCTAGTTTCGCTATATCTGTTTTCTTCAAGTACTGTATTAATAGCCTCCTCTTCAGCTATCTCTATTGCAGGCTTATAGTTAAGCTGCATGTATAATGATAGCTCCTCGTCATTCTCTGGAAGTTCATCTGGATTAGTGTCAAAAGCGTCAACACCAAACTGGTCCTTAACCTGAAGTAAAAGGTCCTTAGATACCATATCTGCCTGTATCATATCTTGATACTTAGATCTTCTGTCTGCTGACATTGCGTCCTGAGCGTATGCCTTAGGTTTAAATAACCTATTGTTCATACCGTTAACAACGATATCAACAAACTTTGGTATAATAGGTACCGGGGTAAAGTCAAGGTTAGTATGAGATAAGTCACCGTCAACAGCTATCTGATCCTTGTACTTTCCTATAGACTGCTCTCCTCTTGCGTATAATCTTAATTTATGGAAACTCCCCCACTGATCGTAGAATCTTGAGTTGTTACCTGTTTTAAAAAACCACTCGTATTGTATTGACTGTGAGATCTGTAGCCCATACTCAAAAGTTTCCTTCTCTTTATCTGAAGCAAACTGATTTGGAAAAGCAGTTGCAGGTATATTTATTTTTACGTCTTTCATTTATCTAATAAGTTCACTTCTAGTTCCTGAGTTATTATACTTTGCAAAATTAACACTTATTTTCGACTCTTTCTTTGCCGCTAAATATATGTTCTTCTGATTAGCCATAATAGCTAGCCCTGAACTAATTGCGGCGTCAAATTTCGTTCTATTATTTATATCGAATTTAGCCCATTCTTCTATCGTTCTTGTGAAGTACATATCACCCATTTCATCTGAGTCTCTATACGTACCTTCAGTATCCATTCCGACATACTTTTCAATGTAAGACTGAATAGCGGCCGCGTGAGATTGTTTAACATCTTCAGACGAGTTAGGTATTCCTCCAAGCTCCTTCTCTGTCTTTGACAGATTAGTGAAGTGCTTATCTGGCCTGTTCATTGAGAATCCTCTGTACCCCCTGTTTTTAAAGTGATATAGTAGTCTGGGTTTATTATTCTCCACAAGGATAGGCATTCCGTAGAATACACACGCCATTAGAACCTCTTCAAAAAATATCTCTGCTGTCTGAGGACGAGCTATATACTCAAGGAAGAAATGGTTACTAGGAGCATTATCCATATTAAACTTAGTAAGTCCGTGTAGAGATCCGTTTGATCCTCCGCCTCCGACAGTTCCGGATATATCGTAAGGGTCACAACCAAAAGCACCAATGTGCTCATTACCAGGGTACTTGTTTCCATTCTTATAAACTACTTGGTTCTGCATTGATGAATTAGGAATCCATGAAACTAAAAATCTCCCCCTTGGATCTGGAGTCCAAATAACTTGAGTATCCTTTTCTCCGTTCTTCCAGTGAAACGATCCTCTTGTTAGTATCTGATCTCTAATTAGAGAGTCGTTATAGTCTATCTGTTGATAGATCTTTGTTAAGTTAAACAAAGACGCCTTACTCTCATCTCTAAACGCGTGAGACTCTGTTCTGGAGAACTGTCTATAAAACTCATTTAATGCGTCTGCATCGTTCTTTAATGACGCAACCTCATTCTCCCAGTAGTCTATAGCTCCGTTTGTTATTAGTCTTCCGTCTATTCCAGTTATTGGAGTTTCTGGCTTTCTAAACACAGGCATTCCGTATCTATCTATGTACCCTTCGAAGTTCCACTCCATTGGGATATATAGTGAGTACATACCCGACTTAGTCTGACCATTCTCGTTACGAGTCTTTATGTTAGAGTCCTCGTATAGCTTCTTGAAATTAGACCCACCCTTAGCAAGTGCGTTAGGAGTTGATCCCATCATACACTTACCGATAATTCTACTACCTAAACGAAGACAGGTCTTTCTAACTCGCCATCCGTTAAGAATATTATTAGGAGCTTCTAACTTACCGGACTCATCCTCAACAAGGTAGACTAGTTTCTCCCCATCATAACTGTTATCAGCTGTGTTCTTCCAGTCAATAGATGTGTCTAATCCTTCTAACTCAGCCTCTGAACTATCGTACATGTTCTTCTTTGTAATCTTGGAAGCAGGGACCCTAAACGCTAGTTCTGTTTTAGGCTTATCCATACCATCCATGATCGGCTTGAAGAAGAACGGAAGGTTACTTGATATTGGAACAACCTTATTAGTAAACATTGTCTTAGCATCTCCCCCTGTCTTAGACTGAATACCTATTCTAGCGTCCTTAGCTAATGTAGCTATATTTACAGCTTCAGAAGAAGCCATAAATGAAAACCCTGAACGTCTAATCTTAAGGTAGACCATACCAAAGCATCTAGGATCCGCCTTACACGCCTCCCAGTAAATAAAGAATATCCTATTAGCTTCCCTAAAATCAGGGAGTCCAACGTCAATCTTAGTCCACTGACAGTACATATAGTGAGATCCGGTCATGTACGTCTCAACACCGTTATTCATAAAGAAGAAACCGTTCTCCCTTCTGTCAAACTCTTGTTCTATATAGTCAACCCACTTAGATTTAAAATCATTAGGCATGTCATGCCAGTGAAATATAGACTTAATTTTATCTAATTCCTTTGGATACTCAAATGGCTCCCAGTACTGTAGTTCCTTCTTCTTGTCCCTTGAGTATACTGAGTCAGGAGTCTTTGGTAGCGCTATAAATAGTCCGTTCACATTATAAACCTCACCAATAGTTCCGTTCTTAGATATAACAATCATGTCATACTTCTCGTCGTATCCGTACTGCCAAGACTTTTTATTGTTCTTATTAGCTAGTACAGTTGGCGGAATATGATTCTTTACAACTGAGTATAAACTATTTTGATCGTTTTTCTGCAAATCCCTGTATTTTAGGTTCTGGCTTAGCTACTTCTTTTGGATCCTCGTTAAGCTTTTCTCTTTCAGATTCGATCCTATTTAAAATTTCAAATGCATCAAAAATAGCTAACTTCTTAGCGCTAGCTGCATTCTTTAACTTGTCTGCTGCTAAGTCAGTACCATCATCGATCGGCTTGAGTATTTGATCTGACGCAACCTTGATGAGTTCCATTACAGCTTTTTCTCCAGCCTCGATTATTTGTAATTTGATTTCTTTTAATTCCATTTAAGTGTGATGTTATTAGTAAACATCCTGTACAGTTTTTGATCTTCTATAGTAAAAGGATATTCACTGTCTGGTTCAAATGCAATTTCATCTCCGACATTAAGTCCTAGAGATAGTAGTTCGTCGTTTATATACTCTATTGTTCCAACCAAAGGCTCTTCCTTACAGTTCTTTTTAATTATAGAATCCTTGGATTCTATAGGTTTTATAAAACAATACTTAGAATGTGACTTCCAGTTATCATTATGTTTGTAAAGAAAGAACTGCTCGTAGTCTACAAAGAATAGATCGTCCTTGAAGTAACTCGCACCGCTCTTCTCTCTACCGCGCATATCATAGTATAACTTAAATACGTTATGATGCACCAGCAGTACGTCTCCTTTAGTTATTTCTCCTGAATAGTTAATAGGTGTTTCGACTACCTCAGCGTACCTGTTTGATGACTCATGGTCCTCCTGAGATACACTAGTAATTAAGTCTACTCCTCCTATATTCTTTATATTATCGTATCGTCGACCATTTAATGGTCTTACGATAAACATGTTTGGGGATTTCATTAGAAGTTGATGTTGTACTCTATAGAGATCGGCATATTACAATTAAACTCTTTCCAAAGAAGAACCTCATCGTTCTTTTCTATCCAGATCTTTATACCACCTGTATTCTCGTCGAGTCTTATGAGATGAACTATGTAAGATTTATCCAGTACAGGCTGACCTACAATGTAATGCATACCATTACTCTTGTAGTCAGCTCCTATTGTTATTTTTCTAATGTCGAACATTATGCCTAAGCTTCTGCTTCAGAGATTTCCCCTGTATTGATGTCAATAGAAATATTCTCTCCGTAAGTTTCAGACAATTCTTTTTTAAACTCCTCTCTCTTAACATACTGATCGTTGATCTGTCTAAGTACGTCGGATTTCTTGAATTCAAATTCAGTCACTAACTGTCCAATAGCTTCGTTAGCTTTTGTGAAGAATGTTTCGAAATTTTGTAGTTTCTTTAATTCTTTTTCTTCGATTGATTTTAAGTCTACTTTTTTCATTTTAATTTAATTTTTGACAAATATACAAAATTATTTTTTAATGTACGATTTTCACGACATCTCCTGTTCTATACACCTTACCTACCGCTAGTCCAGCTGTAACCGCTGCTGCATTATCTGCATACTCAGGCACACCTGTAAGTGACGGGGTGTTAAGTATTAGTAAGTTCTGTTGTAGAAAGCTGATCACATCTGCAAATGTGAAGTTCTTAGTTTCTAAACTATTCTCAGCGTCTGTTCCGACTAACTTGTCGTCTACTGTAATTTCGCTGTCGTCTGGGTATTGGCTTATCTTAGTCATATTATTTTGTTTTTATTTTGCTTTTAATAATTCTATCTCTGCTTTTAACTCTTGCATTGCTGCAACTAATAAAGGTACAATTTTTGATTGGTCAATTCCTTGATATACATCTACTGTTTCAATAACTGCTTCTTCAATAATATTACCTTCTTCATCTAAAATAGCAGGTGTTATTTCAACTTCTTCTGTAGCATCTTTTTCGCCTGATACTGCTGATGGAATAACATCTGCAAGTTCGTGAGCAATAAATCCATCTACCCTACTTCCATCTACTTTCCAAGCAAAGTTAACAGGTTTTAAATTTTGTAGTCTTTCTAAAGCATTTTCAACAGGTTTTATATCTTCTTTCAAACGATAGTCTGAACTTGTATTGTATGAAGTGCTTGAGCCATTTGTTGAAATGCTACCTACTGTTCCATTTGAATTTTTAAAAGAATAATGAGTAAGTGTTCCTGAACCATTTTGTAAAGTTTCAACACAAACAACTGTTGTTCCTCCTGAAATATTTAAATAAGCACCACCTGCATAATTGTTAACATTAATTTTTCCTGCTGAAGTGATACGCATACGTTCGGCAGCATTAGCACCAAATATCATTCCTCCATTTGCATTATTCCAAATAGCCATTGTATCAGTAGCTCTACCATCATAACCAATATCACCAATTTGTGTTCCTGCTGAATTAAAAAATGTAAAATAGTTTGTACTTGTAGTAGTTCCTAATCTAAAAACTTCTGAAGCACCTAATACGTGTAATTTAGTTGTAGGACTTGTCCCTATACCTACATTGCCACCTGAAGTGATACGCATATATTCACTCGTTCCATACCAAACAAATCCTTTAGCAGCATTACCTGCCGTATTTAATGCTTGAAAATATACATTATTAGCGTCTAATTGACCTAAATTAAGGTGAGTATCAGTACCTATTATTTTTTGTAACCCTGTTAATTGCAGTTTGTAATTACCTAAATCAGTAGCAGAGCCAATTAATAATCTTCCATCAGTAGTGATACGCATACGTTCGGTTGAACCTATATTAAAGGAAAGGTCAGAATCAGCTCCATTTACTTTACGGCTAAATATTTTATTCAAACCATCTTCGGGAACTAATAATATATGACCATTTACTGTCGCATTATTTACTCCAGAACGAACACCTAAAGAACCGTTCACATCTAAAGTTCTTGAAGGAGCAGTAGTACCAATACCAACTAAACCACCAATAGAAGAAATTTGACTATCTAAACCAAAAATGCTATAAGTGGTTCCGTTTACTCCACCATCATATTCTTCTACGGAAATACTTACAGTATAGCTACTTGGATGTGATAATGTAACTTTTGGTAAACCGTCAGTATCAACAAACATATATGGGTAAACAGAAGTAGGTATATCTTGAGTACTGTAAACTCTTTTTACAGTCCAACCTGCACCATCAATATTTTGAGCAATCCAAACTTCTCCTGTATTAACAGAAGTAGAAATTGTTGTTAGTTGAAGTCTATAAACTTTATTAGTTGATGTAGTTGTTACATTTATTCCGTTTGAACTTTGTAAAATCCATTTAATAGTACTTGAAGAGCCTACGGAAACATTAATGTTATAGTTAGCTTTATTAGCATACTTTATAGAACCTGCCACTTCTAATTTAGCACTCGGCGAAGTTGTCCCTATACCTACGTTGCCTGACGAAGTAGCTAGGTTTACACCTTGCGTAAATCTTCCAGTTCCATTAACATCCAACTTATATCCTGCTCCTATTGCTGTGCCTATACCTACGTTTCCACTAATATCTATAACCATAGATGGCGAACCAGCTGAACTGCTAAGTCCTAACTGTCCAGTAAGTGCATTTCCAGATATATAAGGTCCAGAACTACTACCTAATAAAATTTTACCTCCATAACTTCCGTCATTAGAAAGTATATACCCATTGACTTCAAGTTTTTCACTTGGACTCGTTGTTCCTATACCTAAGTTGCCACCAAATGAAGTAACACCGCCATATTGATTAACTCTTAAAGGTCTTGGTGTTGCATCAACTTGTACTGCTTCTAAAAAGCCATAATTATTTGTTGTATCATATCCTATTCTTACACCATTAATAAAAGAGCCACCCGTATGTACTCCACCTCTAAATATACCACCACCATTAACATCTAAAAGATAGCTTGGCGAAGTTGTCCCTATACCTACATTTGTACCATTGTCAAATATTAAGCTATTACCCAAAGAAGATGCTCCTGTAAATTTAGGTAAATAATTAGTTGTTCCTGTACCTGTTATAGGGTTAGTTAAAACGTTTTGTTTGCTATTTATCTGTGTTTGAATAGAACTAGTAACTCCTTTTAAATAACTTAATTCGGTTAAGTTTGGATATGTTGCTGTTGATAATGATCCTATAGTACCATTGCTACTCCAATACGTTAATTCATTAGCTATCCCTGTTAGAGTCCCTACATTTCCAATAGAATCACTATAGACCATACCAGCCCCAAATGTCAAAACTTTAAGGCTCGCTGTCTGTAACTGACCACCAACTATTTTTATACTTGGATGAGAAGTAATTGTACTTCCTGTTGAGTTAAAAAATGCAACCTCTGTATTTCCTCCTGTTCCTGTAACTGGATTTGTTAAGGCGTTTTGTTTATTATTAAACGTATTCCAATCAGTAGAACTTAAAGCACCATTTTGAGTAGAACTTGCAGTAGTTATAGATAATTGTTGGGAAACATCAATATTTAGTCCGTTTATAGAACCTGTAGTGCTAATTGTTACAGGATTATGTCTTGAAGCTGTATTAGCAGTAACATCTGTATTAGCGCTTACTCTAGCATCAGTAAAATATAAATTAGTAGTTCCCTCAGGTATATTATCTGTAGTTAAACTAACAGCTCCTGTGAATCCATTTACTGAACTAACAGCATCAGTATTATCTACCTTCTGCCAAGTACCGCCGTGAAATATAGCCCAGTCACCAACCTTCCAATCAGTTATTCCGTTAAGGTCTGTACTACCCGCAACGTTAACTATATAATAATTTCCGTCAGTACCAACGCTACTTGTTAGTGTTGGAGTATTAGTACTTGCATTCCATACCCCTTGATATATCGATCCTCCGATTAAACTGTTGATTTGATTTTGTAACTTACCAAATGCAGTTAGCATCGTATCTGTGTCAAGAATAGTTCCTCCTGTAATGTTTACCCCGCTAAGTATTTTAGCGGTGACAGAGGCATTATTTAAAGTAACCGATGCAGCTCCAGGTCCGGAAGCAGTTGCCTCTCCTGTTAAGCTTGTAATATAATTTCCAGCTACTTGTTTATTATTAAATGTATTCCAATCACTAGAAGTTAAGTATCCGTTAGTAGATGTTCCTGCCTGAGATATTGATATAGCGTTAGAAGATATAGATAGCGGAGTTGATGCGCTAGTAATTCTATTGCTGTACGCATCATTCCAGTTAGATTCTTCTGTGGTTGTTGGTATAATGTATCCGCTAGTCAAGCTAAAAACACCTGTTGTATTTGTATAGGTAAGCCCTGTAGCTGTAGATGAAATTGATCCTAGTGTTATATAATTACTAGGGTTAGTAGCGTTATAAGGGGTGTACCCTAACGCTCCAATTATAGAGTTATTCTCGTATCTTAGTGTTGATGAGTTCCAGAATAGTCCATTATTACTAAAAGGACTAGGTGCATAAACGTCTTGAATGTCTTTTAACTTAGGCATCGTATGAGGCCTAACTAATAGTATACCTTGAGTAGCATGTACTCTTACTACTGCCGCAACTATTATTTTAGCATTAGGAGCTGTTGGCATTGTAGATGTTAACAAACCGTCAGTAGCTGATTCTGAGTTATAATAAAGCACAGAACCCAAAGTATATGCTGTTGTATCTAACCCTCTAACATTACCAAATACAGTTACGTATCCAAAATCGTTTATTGCAAAGTCTTGAGTAGCCACACCTATAAGGTACTCAGGATTAGCATTTATAGTAGCAGCGTCTGCCTTAGCTATAAGGATATGATCTCCCTGAACACCTGCAAACATAACCGCTTGTCCATTTAAAATAACTTCGGTAGCTTTACCGTACATGTGTAGCTCTTGCCCTGCTTGAAGAGTAACGCCTCCAATAAGACCCATGTCAAATGTACCGTCAACAGCGTTCCATACTATCTCTCCTACATCTACAGTCTCTACACTTGTAGTTGACACAGCTAAACTATCAGCCTTTAGTTGATGTGCTCCTAAATTAACATCTCCTGTCGCTCCAGTATATGGAACGTATGACGATAAGTTACTTGTCAGTGCTAAAGTACCGTCCGCATCTGGCATACTATATACTCTTCCTCCAGGAACGTTTGCGGTAATGCTACCTACATTAAATGTAAATTTTTTATTATCTGTACCTCCTTGATTAAATAAAAACTGAAGTGATTGAGAGCCAAAAGCATATAATGATGTATACCCTTCAGAGCTAGTTGTTACACTTAAGTATTGTCTAAAACCTAAATAAGATCCGGTATTCTCATCTGTTCCTTCAATGTGTATTCTCCCCGATGATAATAGGTTAGTACCTAAGTCAACACTTTGAGTAGCTCCTGTATATGGAACGTATCCTGTCAGTGTAGGAAATGTACCTAGAGTCCCGTCTCCTCTTACATACTCTAATGACGTACCCGCTCCTGTAATAGTTATTGTACCGTTACTAGTAAGTGGGCTGTTTGTTACAGAAAAAGCAGATGGCATACTTACACCAACCGATGTAAGTCCCGTATCTGAATCGGTCCACGACGTTTCTATAGTAGAGCCGTCCTGCTTAGTAAGCGTAAGTGTTTTTGTTGTATCCCCTGTAACCTCAGCACTATTTATTTTACCTTCGTATGCTGCGTCCCATTCTGTTCTGTCTATATCCAACTCAGATATAAACGGATTAACCCCGTCGTCACCGTCGTTGATAAGTTGAGATGTTTTTGTTGGTATAGAACCTCCAGCTAAACTAACAAGAGATATCATGTAGTCCTCGTCCTCTTCTAGCGCTCCGTGACCAGTCTCATACTCAACTGTTACAACGAAGAAGTTAGGATCCGGCTCGTAAGGTTCTAGGCTTGATATTCTATAAAATCCAAACGAGTTAATGTCACTAGACTTAAATAACAATACCTTAGATCCATCTAAGAAGTTAAGAAAGTCAGATACTATGTTTTGTTTTGTAGTGTACTTACTAAGTAAAAAAGTAGTAATCGAAGAGAAGTTAACCGTAGGACCAATCTCTGTTTCAAACGTTAACGTACCGTTTGGTCTAGCTTCTAAAGGATCTAATGTGTAGTACTTATACTGTAACGGTGTACCTATATTAATTACCTGGTCCTCGTTAAAGTATGCCGCTAATTTTTTAGGGGTGAAGTTCTTTGTTCTGTTCTGCATATTAGCGTCAGAACCGATCCATTTATCAAGTGCGGTAACCTTTTCGTCTACAACGTATGTACTTATCTTTGTCATATTATTTTCCTTGTCCGCGATTTTTCTTCACGTAATTCTTACTTGATTTTAAATTAGAAGTCTTAGCCTTTGAGTGAACACCTGGTCTGCTAATCTTTTTAAACTCTTTGCTTTTTGATTCGGTTTGCTTAGCCATTATAAGAATATTTTGTTTTTGATCTGTCTGTAAATATACATTCCGATAGGTATAAGTAATAACCATAAATAAACAAAGTAGTTAGCCTTCTTGTCGACTATCTTATCTTTTGTTTTTTTAGATTCCTGCTTTTTTTTAACTATTGTTTTTAAGGCTTTTTTAGACTCTGTTTTTTTTGAAGTATCTATCAATACTTTATTTTGTTTTTTATACTTGATAACAGCGTTGTAATAACTCGTACCGTCTATTACTATAGGTAAACTGTCGTGCAATGGTTTTATTTCGAATTCAGATACGTTCTCTACTATTTTGATATTGTTTGTAGTTGTAGAAACAGAATCTGTTTTTACAATAGCTGTACTGTCTATTGTAATTTTAGTATCTTCTTTTACAATAGCAACCTTTCTTGATGCACACGATACTAATAATAAAACACTAATAACTAGTATAAACTGTTTTGCCATTTTATTCTTTTATTTCAAAATGCATCCAATCATAGTTTTTCTCAACTCCTAAAGATATAAATCCATGCTTATAAAATATATCGATCATTTTTTTATATTCCGGCCTAGCGAATCTAGCTGTTTTAGATGTTTCTTTTAATTTATTTCTAGCGGGATCTAAATCTATTGCAATTCCCCAAGAATGCTTGCTCCAATCTTTTCCGCCTCTCATTAATCTAAAATTAAAACACCCCCCAAATAAATCAATACCTAATTCTTTTATTTTTGCATATCCGTACACTCTATGCATTTCATTAAATACATTTAAAAATTTATCAGCTACGTTTTTATGGCATCTCATTCTAGTGACTGTAGTATCTAGATCCCAAGCTATTCTCATAGGATAAGGCAATTGTATTGTAGTTAAATATCCTTCACCTGTAACATTAGGTTTTCCGTACTTAGCTATTGTCTGTTTAGTAGTCATGTAATTAAATATCCTTACTTTGATTTTTATTCTTAATTATTTCGTACGTCTTTAGCGCAGTATACGCTATAGATACTATTAATAGAATTATCTTTAAAATACTCTCTACATTTGTAAAGCTTATTGCCATTGTTATTGCGTTTATAGCTCCTATCTTTAGATCGTTATTAGACATTTCTTGATTTATATATTCGTTCAACAATGTCAGTAACTCCTTGTAATGAAATATAAGACGTAGCTACTATAACCCAGTCGCTACTATCTATACTTCCAGAAAATAAAGCTATAGATGCTATGGTAAATACCATTAGCTTTCTACTAACCCATCTTTTTAGGAACAAGTCTACCTTTTCTCTTGTGCTCATATTACCAAAGTGCTATAATTCCTGTTGCTGTTGTAGTTGTTGCGAATACACGAACTACTTGGATTGGTAGTACTACTCCTGCCGGTACCGCATTTAAAGTAATGTCGTCACCTCCTGCTGTAAGTACTCTGATAATACCTCCTGAACCCGTGTATAGTACACACGGATCTGCCTTTTCCGCTCCGTTAACTGAAGGAATGTTTACCGTATCTGAAGGTGTAACTGCTAGACCTCTTTCAGTCTGTAATTTTTGATATGCCATCTTATTTTAATATTTTGTTTATTAGTAAATCAGGATTGTTTAGCTTTGCCTTTCTAGCAGCGCATCCACAGTCCTTTCCTGTTTTTTCTGATATAGTTTCTACAACCTTCTTAATTCCAGTTGCTTCGGTAACTAATTCTATTGCGTTTCCTAGTAACATATTACTTCTTTGTTGTCTTTACCTTACCAACATTGCCCTTAAGGTACTTCATGGCTCCGTTAAGAGACTTCTTTGATTCGTACTTAGCTGCCTTTTGTATGATCTTCTTCATTAGTATTTGCCTTTACGATTACTTGGATTAGATGTCTTTCTTCCTCCAGCCTTCCATAACTCTGTACACGCCAGGTGTCTAGCTGTACCAGGATCTGCCGTAGAACACTTATGACGAGCCTTAAATGATTTCCTAGCTGTGTCTGAGTAATTGTTACCATACCCTTTAGCTCCGGCATGAACTAACTTCTCCTTACCGTCCATGCAGTAAAGTTTCATTATCTTCTTCCCTGGTCTAGTGGATGGCTTAACCTCTCCACATCTCATTTTACTTTTTACGCTCATTCTTACCTCTTGATTTTTTATCTCCAGACATGTCGTTAGTGTCACCTCTATTTTCAGAAGCCCTCTTCATTACAAATCCTCTCTTGGTATGTGACAGATCCATTCCGTCTCCATTGCCATAAGTGCCTCTTCTTCTGTTTTCACGATTAAGTTCAACCCGCTTAGCAACCTGCTTATCGCTCTTGTTGTATTGCTTCTGATACTCGTTTCGTTTCTTTCTAGCCTCAGGGTTTTCTTTGTAATATGTAGCTGTCTTACCAGGCATAACTATTTCTTCTTTTTTATTTTCTTTTCCTGCTTTAACATCTCTTTAGTCGGAGCTTTTCCGCTACCAGCGTTGGCTCTAATGTTATCCCAAAGTCCCCTTTTAGACATTGACCCGTCTTTTCTTTTTAACACGATTACTTTTTCTTAGTACCGCAAGAAGACATACCTTTCTTAGCTCCTGCTTTAGCCATCATTGGTTTAGCAGCCATTTTACTCGCTTTTGGCTTAGCAGCCATCATCATTTTTTTCATAACTATTTCTTTTTTTTAGATTTTCCAGCTTTTGATAATGCTATCGCAATACTCTGAGCCTGAGATTTTCCACTTTTCATTTCAGTTCTTATGTTTGCGCTTATGGTTTTAGCGCTGTTCCCAGATTTTAACATTTCTTACTAAAATTATGTATTTTTTTTACGTGATCAATAAACTCTTCTTTACTTAATGAATTTTTCATTATGTTACATTTTTTACAACAAGGAACGCAATTATTCAAAAAATATCCTACACTACTATCTACTCTATCAACTCCATTTGATACAAATAAACCATTACTGCTTCTTTTTGTGTGATGCATCTCTCCTTTTGATCCACAATATATGCAATCTTGTATTATTATATTTCTATATTCTTCTTTTGATAATTTAAATTCTATTTTTCTAGTCTTAGCACTATGCTTACAAGATATATATTTATAATTAAAATTTGCTTCTCCAGGTTCTATTTTATTAAATCCTTCTTTTCTTCTGCTATTAAATATACATCCGCAAGATATTGTACCAGATCTTAATGTGTTAGCCGACATCTTTTTACTAACTCCGCACTCACATATGACATTCCATATTGCTCTTTTTTGACCTGATGGTTGTACATGTGAATGACTATAATTTAAAACTGTTAAAATACCTATTTTTTTATTTGTTAAATCTTCTCTTTTCATTTTATTTTTTATGCAAAGATAAAGATATTATTTTATATTGTATTTAATGTTTTACATTATTTAGTAATATATTTTATAATTATACTTTAATTATCTTTGCAAAGATATTAAATATAATTCAAATGGAATTCAAGAAAATTATTAAGAAAACCTATACAAGGGTCGAGCCGAAATCAGATTATCTAAAGTATTGGCGCATTGTTCGTATATGGGCACGTAAAAAACACGGTCTTAGCTATTCAGACCTTGAGATGCTACTATTTCTACACAGTGAACGCCTTTTTAACAAGTCAAAGTTCGTGGAATTCAATAAAATTATGTCTTGGGACAATGTTAGGTGGCACAGACTATACCGTGATGGGTGGATCAGTAAGTGGAGGGAAAGAATGAATGGTGAGGCGTCGCTTTATGAGGTGTCTTTAAAGGGTAGAAACCTAATTAAGGCCATCTACAAAAAGCTTGAGGGCGAGCAAACCATATCTGAGAGTCCAAGTGCTAACCCTATGTTCCAAAAACGCAACAGTGGTTACGCAATGGATCGAGATAAGAAGTTAATTCGTAAGATGAATCGTACAAGAAAAGAAAAAAAGAGGCTGGCTGACCTTGAAGAACAAGCGTATCAGCAACAGCCTCATGTTATTAAGCGCAGGAAGGAGATTACTCCCTACTTAGAGTATAAAAAAATGCTTAAAGAACAACAACAACATCCCGCTCAAGAATAATTGTGTAGGGAATATCGTTTATGATCATAGTGTACCCGGCATTCTTGTCGTAGTATATCATGTCGTCCTCTTTAACGTAGTCTACATTAGTGCCAGGTCGAACGACCTGGCCTTTTTTGTAGCGAAACTTTTCGTTGTCGCTTCCTGATAGCAGCAGTCCAGAGTCTGTCTGGATCTGCTCGTCTATCGAATTTATTAGAATGTACTTATTTATGGGTTGCATTAGTAGAAGTTTACTGTTAGTATTTCTCTGATCACTTCTGTATCTGGATTAATTGCAAATCCATTAGCATGTGCTGCTGCTACATCGAACGATACTCCTGGTTTTTGCTTTACCCAGAACTCCTTTACAAATTCAGAGTCGATAATTTCGTTTGTTTTTGGATCTCTTGTCACCGTGAATAGCGCTGCCTTTACTTGTTTCATTTTACTTGATGTTACTGTGAATTTAAATGATGGGTTTGGGTCACCCATTCCTATGTTTGATGATGGGTTATATACTAACCCTTGATTTGTAAATCCAGAAGATGTAATTACATTTCCAGATGACGTTATTCTACCTTGTTCCATTATGCTCTTGCCATTGTTATAATTGCGTTAGTACTCAAAATTGTTGTTGATACAGACACTGCGTTTTTAAGCGCGTTCTTTGTTACCTTTAACGGGTCAATTACTCCCATCTTGTACATGTCCCCTGACTGCATCTTCTTAATATCAAATCCAATGGTGTATCCTTGTAATCCTTCCATTAGTTCGTATCCGTCCAGTCCAGCGTTCTCAAATATCTGTAGCAAAGGTGCCTGGATCGATCTTGCCACAATATGCATCGCAGCGTATTGCTCAGCGCTGATATCCTCAATCATATCGTCCGCGTCTGCAATGATTGCATACGATTCGTTGAACAGTGCTACTCCACCACCTGGCAATATGCCCTCCTCCAGTGCAGATCTTACCGCACATACCGCATCGTCAACACGGTCCTTGCGTTCCTTCTGTTCGATGTCTGAGTTTCCACCCACGTGAATTACAGCGATACCACCTGTTAAGCTGGCAATTCTCTCCTTGATAAAGTCCTGCTCGTTCTTCTTAGAACTTAGTGCGTGTGCCTGCCATAACTGAATCACTCGTTCTCTTACAATCTCGCTCGTATCGGGTGATTTTATAATCGACGCCGTTTCTCTTCCAACGATAACACGCTTAGCCTTACCTAAAGACTCGATTGTCATCAAGCTAAGATCGTCTCCGGTCTGTTCTGAGAAGTACTTCGCCCCTACTGCCAAGGCAATATCGTTCATCAGTTCGTTACGCTTGTATCCAAATTCAGGTGGTGTGATGTTACAGAACTTAAGTCCCTTCTGTACCACGTTGATTGCCAGCGTATTAATCACATTTTGACTACAAGGCCCAATGATAAGTAGTTTTTTACCTGTTGAGATCACGTCTCTCAGTACATTCTCGATTGACAAGATGTTATTAATCTCCTGGTCCGTAACTAAAATATGTACATCGTCCAATATACACTCGTCCTTTCTGTGGTCGTTCACGAATAATGGAGACGTGTACCCCCTATTGATCTTGATACCGTCAGTAAACTCGCAGTACGTCTCTGATGTTTGAGAGTTTTCTACTGTAACGATACCATCGTCTCCGACCTTATTATACGCATCCGATATTAAGTCTCCAATCTCAGAGTCGTTGTTAGCAGAAATTGATGCCACGTTATTCAACGTCTTACCCGTTACCTTCTTGGAACGCTTCTCTAGTCTCTTGATTAGTCCGTTTGTCGTGTTGTTGATGTGACGAATCACCTCTGTGGTGTTCAGGCTGTCCTTGATCAGGTCGATTCCGTTGTTTACGAATGCTTCTGTAAGTACTACTGAGGTTGTGGTTCCGTCACCCGCTGTATTTGCTGTATTGGATGAAGCTTCCTTTACCATTCTTACAGCTAAATTTTCAATAGGATCTGCTAGGTCAATACTCTTACTTACAGTGTATCCATCCTTAGTTACAGTTATTCCTCTTGTAAAGTCGCTAGATTCGATTAGAACTGTTTTACCTCTTGGTCCTAGTGTACTCTTTACTGCTTTTGATATTTTAGTTATTCCGCTAACTAACTTATCCCTTGCTTCTTTATCGAAGCTTAATTCTTTTATTGTTGTCATTTTAATTAGATTTAATTATGGGCAAATATAGTGAAAATATTTTAATCTACCCATCTCTTATTGTTTACTATATTTCCTATTTGAGACCTGCTTATATTATATCTATCAGCTAATTCTTGATGTGTAAAATCTTTTGTTTCATATAAACCTCTAATCTCATCGACTTGAGACCTATTTAACTTTGCTAGATTACTTTTTTCTCCTTTTCTAGCTTTAGATAGTTTATTAGTCCAAGAATGTATTGTGTTTTCTTGTACGGTACACCATTCTAAATTTTCTACTCTATTATCTGTTTTGTCTCCATTAATATGATTTACGCACGGTTTGTTTTCTGGATTATCTATATAACAGTTAGCTACTATTCTATGAATTTTTTCTGTCTTCATTTTTTTATTCACGTATATATTTACAACGTGATAACCATATTTGTCTAACTGAGGTTTTAGTTTAGAGTTTAACTTTCCAATTATTGATCCGTCTGGATTTACTGTGTAATCAAAATATTTTTTCATATTTATAAATAAAAATAGCCCACAATTTCAGTCGGGCAGGACTTACTCTTGTGAGCATTTTAAAAAATCTTATAACTATATTGAACCTGCCCGAACAATACGTGTTATTTACAGTCGAAATTTAATCTTTGCACGGATAATTATTTCTTTTTGCCCTTCATAAAGGACATTGTCGGCATGGTCTTAGCTAGGTTCATGGCATTAGCCATCATCATAGATTTTTCCATCATTTCTTTTGATTCGTGCATGGCTTTTTTCTCTTTAGCCATTCTGTACAATCCGATCTCCTGTGTTGGCATTGGTTTGTTTATTCCCATCTGATATGTATACTTATAAATGTTAGATATATTATTAACTCTCCGTAGTCGAACTCCTCGTCCTTACCGTAATATCCCCATCCAATTGCTGGACCGATATTGAACCTTGATTGGATTTCTATTTCTGTCATGGTACAAAGGTAGTAAAATTTATTTGATTGTATAATAACGGCAATTATCGCCGGTATTTGCCAACGTTATACAAACTTTTTTCCAGTAAATAACCATACTGCTTCGTAAAGATGCATTCTTATTATAAAGCTGTCTCCATTCTTTAAATATATAATACAACGATCATTATTATCTAGCGAAGCTCTTATAGCCGCTACCTCTGATTCATTTATAACGGCGTCAGTCCATATTGATTCCTTTGATTCCACTCCAAGATCAGCAAGTTCTTTATTATAAACTTCTATTTCTACTTGTATAAATTTGTTTTTCATAATATAATTTTATAGTTATTTTAAATGAACAGTTCCGGTATTTACCAACATATTATACACTATATGGCATTTTTGTTGGTATTAACTAACATACTATACGTTCTTGCATATAAAAGTGTAGTATATCGCATTATTATATGTAAAAGCATCGGCGCCCGGGACTGCCCAGGCCTAAACCGATGCCTTAAGTAAACGACCTTCGCTGGGACGCTGTTCTACGGGTAGCGTCGAAGGTACTGTTTGTGGTCCCACATGGGCTCGAACCATGGACATCCTGATTATGAGTCAGACGCTCTAACCAACTGAGCTATGGGACCGTTTTGGTAGAGCTTAGGCTGAAAATACCTTACACCTACTCTACCTGGTAGGAGTCTTTTTATGTGGATTTACACTAACCACAACCTACAGGACCATCCATGAGACTAGCTTCCTCTGATGGTAGTTATCGTCCTAGTGCTAGATCAGATAACTGCTGTGACCGAGACAGGATTCGAACCTGTATGTAAAGGATTATCGAATAGCCTTTACTCATCTTATTTATTCTTAGCGTCTACCAATTCCGCCACTCGGTCATTTGCGGTTCGTTGCCTCTTTATACTTGCACCGCTAGACAAGTCTCATAACCGTCGGACAACTACGGAGAGAGTCTACTCTACAACTTTAATAACGCTACCGTTTTTACTGATGACTACGGTCAAGTCGAATTGTTTGTCCAGGTAGTTCATTATCTCGTGGATGTCCCCGTTCATGAATATCATGTGGAACTGGTCCCTGTGGATCCTGTACTTTGACTTGCTAGTGAAGTAACGATAAAACCAACTCACTGGCATGTCGGCATGGGTCCGTAATTTAATGTACTCGTCTTTCATAGGACAAATATAAATATTATTTCCGAGTGTCGCAAGGCCTAGTCGAAAAAAATTTATAATCGCTGTAATCATAATCATTCACGATCTCCTTCTCTAATGGAAGCGTCTCCTTGTGTTGGCGTACAGCCTGGTTGATCACGCGACGGGTCACCCTCCAGTAAAAGGCCCGCCGGCCTTTGGGGTTGTCTTTGACTATTGGTTTCTTTGTTGATCTGCTCATGTCGCAAATTTAATAAAAAATGTTAGATATGCGTAGGGTTTGGGTAATATATAGAATATACGAACGGGATGCCAAAACGAAAACGACTTTAAAATCAAGGGTGGGGTACTGATTTCATTGACTTCCTCCAGATTTTTTGGCTTTTTTGGGTCTGCCTGGTACATCCAGGTAGCTACACCCCATTACGCGCGCGCATGCGCTGGTACGTACGTGTACGTGTAGGGCTGGTACGTTCGTTTATTTTCTGTAACAATACTATCAATCATGATACATAACAAACTATTTATTCCTCTGTCTATACATCCTATTCAATTCCTTTTTTCTTTCCTTGAATTCAATTGTATTGATATACTTCTGTGTCACTTCATGTCTACACTTTTTACAATCTGGTCGTAGACCATCTACCTTAGTCTTATCGATGTTGAAATTAGACTCATCCAATTCAATTTTACATTTGCTACACACTTTCATATTTTATAATTTAAGTTCATGCAAAGATACGAAATGACAACTTAATCTATTTAAGCATCCAATCCATGACAAGAAATGACGAAATATGACGCCAAATGACAAGATTTAAAATAATTGTCATGGCGCTAGGCCACACCAGTAAAGGAAAGTTTACGAAATATGACGCCATGACGTTTTTATTCCTATATAGAGCCTATACGTTTTTATATATATATTATTTTTTTTTTAAATGCATTTAGGATAGTAAAAATCGACATAACGTCATAAAACGTTAATTATCAGTTAGTTAACGAAAAAAACTCGACATAAAATCGACATAAATTTCCAAAACTCGACATAAACCCAGCAATGACGGGACTTCCCGCGTCATGAGATTATTTGCGTGACTTGGTTTATATATTATATACACGCGCACATACACGCAGGTTCTAAATAGCCCCCGTCCAGATCAATCCCACACAAATCCGATAGTAAGCAAATACATTCCATAAAACACTGATAATCAACACACTAAATAAACTTCGTTGTTTTTTGTTGAATAATTGTCAGAATCAGGTCCAATTCGTTGTATTATTCTCATCAAGATTGTTAAAGTAATGAAATTTCAACAAAAATCACTCAAAAATTTGCAGGAGTGGAAAACCCGCCGTACTATTGCAGTGTTCAAATGAACGACACGTTCTTAATTTTATTGTAAGTGATTGATTTCCAGCAAGTTAACTTCTAACTGCTTGATAATCAGCAGGATAGCAAACTAGAAACTTCATCCCTACCTGACCCAATGAGAGGCAGTGAAAGTAAAGGGACGAGACGAGACAGGCTTTACAATCCTAAAGACATCAACTATCAATCACCTGCACTAATGAACAAGTTCTTTTACTTACTGGAAATGTCGGAGCGTTTAGCCTCCCAATAGAAAAGCCCGAATCAAAAGGGAATACTTTACTGATTGGTTGGAACGCATGAACACCGACAGCGTACATGGATGTGTTATCCATGCTGATGAGTCGCAGAACGACGAAACGTTAATTAATTATATCATGAAAACATTAAAAGATTTATTCGAATTAGTAGCAGTAGCAGTAGAACAAAACCAAGCAACATTCAAAACATGGTTTGTAGACTATCATGGACACGTAAACAAGATAGATATAAAATACTACTTCACAGGATGGGCAGAAGATAGCGTTTCTGAGTCAGCATCATTTAAACTTGACGAGGAAGGAATACAGGGAGCCTACTGGTTCATCAAAACAAAACTAAAATAGTTATACTGATGAGACTTTAATAGTCGAAACACATCCAGCGGGTGTGTCTATAACAACTTAAATTTAATTATTATGTTAAACATCAACCAAAAGATCGAAGCTAAAAAAACTTACCTAATAGCTTTAAACAATGCAAACGAATTTACTAACCTTTACAATGTGTTTTCTAAAGATGCATTCTTATTACCATACAAGGTAAACAAACTATCAAAGAGAGCAAGACGTAACACAATAAACAAATAAAATCATGACAACTAAAAGACAATCAAGCTTAGAAAAAGAAATTCAATTCAATTTAGAAATGATCCAATCATTTAGAAAGAGATTAAGAAACGTATACAATGACTTTAATACGGACGAGGAAATTGATGCTATATGTGAGGCGATTAATTTCAATTTAAAATCACTATACGATGACTGTAGACTTTTAAAAGGTTTACTTCCTAACTTAATGAATGACGAATTGAATAAAAGATATACCGAATTAGTACCTACATTAAATTCTGTATCTGATCCAAATGCTTTGTACCAACTATAGGTTAACTGATGAGATCTAAATGATCGAAACGGGCAGTGCCCGTCTTAACCAATTTAATTAATAACATCATGACAAAATCACAAAAACAAGGTAGACTATACCTACAGGTAACAATCGTATTAATCATCATCACATTTAATTTACTAACTTATTTAATAGGATAACATTATGACAACAATTCAATTTACTGGAACAGAAAACAAAATCGAAAACCTACATTTAGCATTAGGTATTTCAGATAACGATATGCCACAACAAAGCGAGACAATAGCATACGTAATAGACACAAACTCTTCTGACTGCTTCGCAAATGATTTATCTGACGATGAGTTTAAAGAACTAGCAAAGGAACAAGGTAGAGTATATAACCTACAAGATTTTCAAGAAGCATTCAACTCAGAAGAAATAAATTCATCAATTGATGTTATTAGATTCATAAACACAATAAAATATGACTAACAACGACATCGAACGTCTATATTTAGACTACGTAAACAACTGGCTTACTGCCGAGAGATGGCAGGAACACCACAACCTAACCAAGCACCAATCAAATTACATACTTAAAAAAGGCAAATCATTATGGCGAAAAAAATCTACGACAAAATAAGCTATTGGCTATTCGGTAACGCAAAGAACGTGACCTATAAGCATTGGTAAGAGTTAAACTGACGAGACCTGAATGGTCGAAACATCCCTACTCGGGATGTCTTTAACAATCTAAATTAATTAATAAAATGAAAGCAATTTTAAACATCGGATTAAACAACAACCCACTAAGTCAAGAGGCAATCATCAACAAATTAAGAGAAGACTACGCGGTCGACACGTACAGGTTCGCCATTGGCAGATACGAAGACGAGCACGAGCCGACACTAGTCGTGCTACTAGAAAGCCCATACGCTAGAACTAGCCACTTCATCAAGAAGATTGAAGAACTAGCCACTATACTAACACAGAACTGCATCGCGGTAAGCACAGACCAGTTCGACCTACTAGTGTACGCACAGAACTTCAACGGACAACGCTACAAGTTTGATAACCAATACTTTATACGATAATGACACTACAACTATACCGCAGACAACTAAGCAACAACGCGCTGACTATCGATGATGATGGTCAGCCGTTCTTTATCCCGAAGTCATTCGAGCATACGATAGTTAACGACTACCTAGTAGTTGTAGATGTACCAAAGTGGTTCGAGGAAAAGCACGAGGATACGTTGGATAGAATTAAAACAAGCACCAACCTAACGATAAAGAGACTGACATCATAACTCCTTTCCAACTTTGAAATGTAGGCCGTGTTGTTGGTTGTATCGCTACGTTTGTATGGTCACTGAATTGGAAAGATTTGAATTCAAGACGTAAAACAACACATAAGTGACTGCTAGGAAAGACTAGCACACGAAGAGGTGGCGAAATGGTAGACGCAGGGCGTAAGGTAGAAAGCAAGAGTCCCGAATATCCTTACATGCAGGTTCGAATCCTGCCCTCTTCACTAACTTTAAATTAATTAATATCATGAGAGTAATTATCACACAAGGCGACTACGGGTTTAGCTACAACTGGACACTAGAGTACAACAAAAAACAATTCTTCCTAGGCCAAGACGTAAAGTTCTGTCAAAGGGTTTTAGGTATAGGACCTAGAGTAATCATCGATGTAATTGGAACGGCAGAGATTGACAACAACACAATAGGCAACAAGAAACTAGCCAAGTTTATTGTAAGCCAACTGGGGTTGACGCGACAAAATGTAAAACAACTTAACACTTGGGAACTATGTGCGCAATAGATAACAACAAATTAATAGCCGAGTTTATGGGATATAAACAAAGCAGTAAAAAAGAGGTTGGCGCGACTTTGATGAGTCGCACGTACGAATGGTACCTAAAAGACACTGGCTACTACTACATAAGTGGAGATTGGCATACAGAAGACTACTTGCTATTCCATTTAGATTGGAACTGGCTAATGAACGTAGTAGATAGGATAGAGTCTATGTCTTATGTAAAGGGAAGACGATACTACCTATCAGTAGACAAGTCGCACGTCCAGATAAGGATAGACAGAATGAACTACCAACCTTATAGCAAGTGGGGTTCAAGTAACGACAAATTAAAAGCAACATATAAAGCAGTAATCGAATTTATTAATTTTTATAACAGACAACAACATGAAAACTAAAAACCCAGCCGCATTTCCATTAAAGCATTCAGAAGACAAGTTTAACCCCGGCATGACACTACGCGACTACTTCGCGGGTCAGATAATCACTGGAATATTAAGCAACCCTAAATTCGGAGATGGCGATATGATGTTACACGAATACGTAAATTATGCCTACGACTTATCAGACGAACTATTAACTAAACGTCAATACGATGAGTCTCAAAATAACAGATAGTTGTATCAACTGTGGACTATGTGAGTGGGAGTGTCCCAACAACGCCATATATGAGCCGTCAATTGAATGGAGTTATAAAAACGATACAGAAAAACACGCACCATTATCAGACGAGGTGTACTACATAGTCGCAGACAAGTGTACCGAGTGTGTTGGTTTTCACGATACACCGCAGTGCGCGGTAGTATGCCCGTCTAATTGTTGCGTACCTAATAACTAAACTATGAAGAAACAGATAGCCTACGCGGTACTGCTATGGGCAGTATTCTTTACTATGATGATAGTAGTAGTAAACAACTAATGAATATACCAATCTCCC